CAGCAATTGAAAATGGTTGGGTGTGGAATATACCACTATGGTCAAGAATAGGCACAGGATACGTATATTCTAGTAAATTTGTAGATGATGAAACAGCTCTAAAACAATTAAAAAAACATCTTGGTAAAGAAAATTTAGAATTTAAAAATATAAAAATGAGGGTTGGAATACACAATAAATTATGGGTTAAAAATGTTGTGGCTATAGGTTTATCAGCAGGGTTCATAGAACCTTTAGAAAGTAATGGATTGTTTTCCGTTCATGAATTTCTCGTAAATTTAGTTACTAATTTACAAAGAGAAAAAATTACACAATGGGATAGAGATGTTTTTAATTATCAATGTAAGACTATATTTAAAAAATTTGCAGAGTTTGTGGCTCAACACTATGCTTTATCTCAAAGAACAGATACTAAGTATTGGAAACATTGCACTAATAAAACCTGGTTTAATTATTTAAATACACCTGTAATATCTGATAATGAGTTTATAGAACAAGTTTATAAAAAAACTTTTGAACATACTTTTTTACCTTCAGCAGGTTTTCATAACATAGCTGCAGGTATGCATTGGGGACCAACAGATAAAACAACTTTAATAAATAAAGGATTTCAACATGAAAATAATTTAAAAAATAATTTTAAAGAGTGTATTGAAAAATTAAATGAAAGAAAAAATATCTGTGAAAAAATAGTCAAATCAAAACCAACATTATACTCAGTATTAAAAGGCATTCATGAAGTATAAAACAATAAAAAATTTTTTAGATAAAAAACAATTTGATTCACTCGTAGCGTACGTGCTTGATAAAGAGTTTCCTTGGAGAAGGGTGGATGATTTAAACTGGAAAGCTGAAAAAGGTAGAATGTTTTTTACACATTGTTTTTTTAAAGACTCAGAGATACGATCTCCTGGATTTAATGATCATATAAAACCCATATTAGAACAATTAAATAGTATTGCAGTTATTCAAGCTAGAGCCAACCTATTCATAAGTAAATTATTTACTAAAAGTGATTTTCATGTTGATTACGAAATATCTTCAAGCAAAACAGCAATACTTTATCTAAACGAATGTGATGGAGGAACCGAATTAAAAATAGGTAATAAAATAAAATTTATAAGAGCAGAAGCAAACAAAATGTTAATATTTGATACAGACGTTCAACACCAAGCACTAACTTCTAAAATAGCACCACTTAGATTTATTATAAATTTAAATTATTATGAAGATAAATAAAACAATAAAAGGTATAAATTAATAAAGTTATGAATATAAATAATTATTTCGAAACTACAATTTGGTCAGAGCACAAACCTGAATTTTTAAAATCAATTGATAAAGCTTGTAATAAATATATTAAAGAGGCTCGTAAAAAAAATAAAGAGTACATAAGATTATTTGATGATTTTGGTACCTCTCATCACTCTACACCTTTATTAGAGGATAATCAGTTTAGAGATTTTAAACAATACATTGGACAAAAGTCTTGGGAGTATCTTGATAATCAAGGTTATGACATGACACAGTATCAAACTTTTTTTAGTGAAATGTGGGTGCAAGAATTTTCTAAAAAAGGTGGTGGACATCACTCAGCACATATGCATTGGAACCAACATGTATCAGGTTTTTATTTTTTAAAATGTAATGAAAAAACCTCCTATCCAATTTTTCATGATCCAAGAGTTGGAGCAAGAACAACTAAATTAAAAATGAAACCAAAGATTGGAATAATGCCTTGCACAGAATTAGTTCATTTTAATCCTGCACCAGGTGCTTTACTAATATTTCCAGGATATTTACAACACGAGTTTGCTGTAGACCATGGTAAATCCCCGTTTAGGTTTATACATTGGAATATTCAAGCTGTTCCAAAATCAATGTCAAAAGATGTTTAAAGAAATTAAAAGTTTTTATTTTTTAAAACACGTTAAGGAGAGTAAAAACATTAAACATAAACTTTTAAAATATATCAATGATTCTCCTAAAGTATCTTATGAGAAGGTTAGTAAAACAGATTGGGACTCTTGTTCGGACAGTGATAGACCTTACGTAAAATATTTTATAAAAATTTTAAAACCTTATATGTATAGTATCGTAAAAAAACTTAATACTAAAAGTTGGGCTATGCATAACATGTGGTTTCAACAATATGAAAAGAGTTCATACCATACTTGGCATACCCATCCATCAGTGCAGTTTTCTTGTGTGTATTATCTAGAGTTACCAAATATAAATTTAGCTACAGAATTTAAAGATGTTGAAAATAAAATTTTTAAAATAAATGTTAAAGAGGGTGACTTATTAGTTTTTCCCTCTTCGGTATTACATAGATCACCAAAAAATAAATCTAATAAGAGAAAAACAGTTATTTCATTTAATTCGAGTTTTTTACAATAAATGTCTGATAAAATAATTTTTAGAATAGATAATTTTTTAAATTCAAAAGAATGTAATTATGTGATAAAAGATTTTAATGATAATTTTGAACAAACAAAGATATACAGAAATACTAGAATACTAAGGGTGATGTATAAACCTGTTTGCGACAAATTAAATTCTTTATTTAAATTTTATAATTTTAGTAATCCATATAATATGGAAATAGTATTATGGGATAAAAAATCTAAAATGGATTTTCATTTGGATAAAGTAGGTAATAAGTTTGCTTTTATTATTTATTTAAATGATGAATATAATGGAGGAGAAACTATAATTGATAATATAAAAATAAAACCTAAGACAGGTAGAATTGTTTTATTTAGCAATGGTTTCTACTTACATAAAGTAAACGAAATAAAAAATAAAAAAAGATATACATTAATAGGTTGGTACAAGTAATATGAGTTTTAAAAAAAATAAATATACAGTAATTAAAAAAGCTATATCAAAAGATTTAGCTGAATTCATAGCAAATTATTTTAGTATGCAAAAACAAGTTTATGATACATGTATCCAAGACAGATATCTTTCGCCCTTTGAAAACATGATTGGATATTATGAGACCGAATTAGATCAAATACCTCATACGTATTCTTGTTATTCAGATATTGCAATGGAAACATTAATGTTAAAATGTCAACCAATAATGGAAAAAACAACAAAGTTAAAATTATATCCAGCATATACTTATGCAAGAATTTATAAGAATGGAGATAAATTAAAAAGACATAAAGATAGATTTAGCTGTGAGATATCAACCACTATGAATTTAGGTGGTGATCCTTGGCCAATATATTTAGAGCCATCAGGTCAAGTGGGTAAAAAAGGTATTAAAGTAAATTTAGATCCAGGAGATATGTTAGTTTATAGTGGATGTGATCTAGAACATTGGAGAGAAAAATTTAAAGGCAAAGAATGTATTCAAGTTTTTTTACATTACAATAATGCTAAAACGCCTGGAGCAAAAGAAAACATGTTTGATAAGAGACCTCATCTAGGTTTACCTACTTGGTTTAGCAAGAAATGAAAGCTGACTATTGGATAAAAAGAAAATATAATACTAACACTTTAACTTGGGAAGAAGCGTTAGAAAATTTGCAATACTCTAGAAAAAACAACTTTCAAATAAAAATTGCACCTCCTGGATTTTTTGTATGTCACGAAGCACATAGAATAAAAAACTTACAACCCATAATGAAAGATATAAAATGTATTTCAGCACATTTGTATATTAATGTGTTTTCTCAAGATTTAAATTCAGGAAAACATAAAGACGATATGGACGTATGGTTTTGGCAATGTAAAGGCAAAACTAAATGGATTATTAATAATAAAGAAAATATTTTAAAAGAAGGAGATTTAATTTTTGTTAAAAAACAAGTATATCACGAGGTAATAGCCTTAGAGCCTAGAGTTGGTGTATCAATGAGTAACACATAAAAAATACTACCAAAAAAATAAAAACTATATATAGTGTGATATTATGCTACAAAAAATAGGGTTTCAGCCAGGAATTAATAAACAAATCTCAGAGACTACGGCAGAAGGTCAGTGGGTCGACTGCGATAATGTTAGATTTAGGTATGGTTCTCCTGAAAAAATAGGGGGATGGAATCAATTAGGTAATGTTAATGAAAATGAACTTACAGGAGCTGGACGTGGTCTTCATCACTTTGTTAATAGTTTAGGTAGAAGATATGCTATTATTGGTACAAATAGAATTTTATATGCTTTTTCTGGGGGTGTATTTTATGACATACATCCAATTAAATCTACAACAACGCTTACTAGTGCATTTACCACGACTAATGGATCACCAACTGTTACAATAACTTTCCCAACAGGTCATGGTATTAATCCTCAAGATATAATTTTATTAGATAACTTTACAACAATTACAGGATCTAATTTTTCAGCATCAGACTTTGATGATAAAAAATTTATGGTGACATCTGTTCCAACAACGGAAACGATAACAATTACGATGCCATCAAATGAAACAGGATCTGGTGCAACAACATCTGGTGGTATTAGAGTACAACATTATTTTCCTGTTGGATCAGCTGTTCAAGAAAAAGGATTTGGTTGGGGTCTAGGGTCTTGGGGTGGAGAAGCATCTTCTGCTGTAACAACAACTTTAAACGGAGCGTTATTGAATGATACTGCGGGTACAGGTGGATCTGGAACATCAATTGTTTTAACAGACGCTTCTCAGTTTCCAAGCTCTGGAACTAATTTTATACAAGTGGGAAATGAAGAGATCTCTTATACAGGAGTTACGGGAGGCACTACGTTAACAGGCATTACAAGAGGTGTAAGAAATTCAACACGATCAGCCCACAGTGATGGAGCAACAGTCACTAATACGTCTGACTTCGTGGCATGGGGTGAAGCAGCATCTGGTGACTTAGTATTAGAACCAGGTATGTGGTCATTAGATAATTTTGGTGATAAAGCAATCTGTTTAATTCATGACAGTTCTGTATTTGAATGGGACTCTTCTTTATCAAATGCAACTGAAACAAGATGTAATATTATATCAGGAGCACCAACTGCATCTAGACACATGGTTGTATCAACGCCAGATCGTCACTTAGTTTTTTATGGAACAGAAACAACAATTGGAGATATTACAACACAAGATGATATGTTTATTAGATTTTCAGATCAAGAAGATATAAATACATATACACCTACGGCAACCAATACAGCAGGCACACAGAGATTAGCCGACGGATCACAGATTAGAGGAGCGATTAGAGGTAGAGATGCAATATATGTTTGGACTGATACAGCATTATTTACACAACGTTTTGTTGGATCACCTTTTACATTTGCCTTTTCACAAGTAGGAACTAACTGTGGATTAGCAGGTCAGAACGCATGTGTAGAAGTTGATGGTGCTGCGTATTGGATGTCAGAGAATGGCTTCTTTAGATATGCAGGTAAATTAGAATCACTACCATGTTTAGTTGAAGACTTTGTATTTGATGACATAAATATGGAATCAGGTAATCAAATGATTTCAGCAGGATTAAATAATTTGTTTGGAGAAGTCATGTGGTTTTATCCACAAGCTACATCAACTGTTGTTAATAGAATGGTTGCATATAATTATTTTGATTCGTCACCAAGAAGACCTGTATGGACTGTAGGATCTCTTTCAAGAACTATGTGGCAAGACTCAGCAGTTTTTCCAAAACCACATGCCTTAGAATATGATGCAAGTACAGATTCATCTTTTGATGTTGTAGGAAACACTGAGGGTAGAACAGCATACTATGAACATGAAACAGGAACAGATCAAAATAAAAATGGAACTATAACCGCCATAACTTCAAATATATCTTCTGGTGATTTTGATATTACTCAAAGAACAGCTGCAGGAGCTACAACGGGAACAGCTGATATTAGAGGTGATGGAGAGTTTTTAATGAAAATTAGAAGATTTATTCCTGATTTTATATCTCAAACAGGAAATGCACAGGTTACATTAGAATTAAGAAATTTTCCTAATGACACGAAAGCTAGTTCTGCTTTAGGTCCTTTTACAGTTGACTCAACCACACAAAAAGTAGATACACGTGCAAGAGCTAGAGCAATATCATTAAAGGTTGCAAATACAGGAGCTAGCCAAACTTGGAAGTTAGGAACATTTAGATTAGATATACAACCAGACGGAAGAAGATAATGGCAAAAATAGTACAAGTATTAACAAGACCTAGTATAGAATATGATTACACTGTAGCTGAAGCTCAAACTAGAGACTTAGATGGTGTTATTCAAAAATTAAATACTACCTTTCAACAAGAACTAAAAGAGGAATTAGAAGCGTTTAACTTCTTTTTAAATTAATGGCTAATAGTTTTATTAATAAAAAAGTAGATTTAACTACAACTGATCTTACAACACTATACACAGTGCCTACAGCGAAAACATCTGTAGTTAAATCTTTATTAGTAGCTAACGACTCAGGATCTGGTTGTAATATAGATGTTACTTTAGTGGACGCCTCTAGTAATATATTTACTTTATTTAAATCAAAGACTATAGCAACCAATACAACAACAGAACTTTTAACTCACCCTCTTGTAGTAGAAGAGAGTGAAGCTTTAAAAGTACAAGCTAGTGATGCGAATGAGCTGCACGTCATAGCTTCAATATTAGAAATACAGCCAAGAGAGGTAACATAATGCAAGAAATAAAACCAGAAAAAATAATAGAAAAAATAACAAATAAAAAAACAGGCGAACAATATATGAGTGATGACGAGTGGAAAGCAAAAGGTATATCACCAGAGGATATTAGACGAGATGTTACAGTAATGATGCCTAGCCTTGATTTATTTGGAAAAACAAAATAAGATAGATAGATGGCCATAACAAGATCACAACAAGCAAAACAGATGTTACAAGACGGCGGTATGCTAGTTAAACCAGGGTTTGGTGGTACTAGACAAGGGTATCGTGGTGAGGGTGGTTATCAGGGTGGTAGAAGTGATACTCCAGCAGGTGCCTCACCAGCAGGAGATGTCGATAGGACAAAAAATACCCCAGCACAAGACGCAAATCAAAGGGCGCAGGTAAGAGCAGGTAATGTAAGAGCAGTGGAAAGATTTATTGATAGACCAACATTAGGTTTAACTGGCGAAGGTAGATTTAATATTACTGATTTATTTGGTGGACCACGAGCAAATTTTAAAAATCCAACAAGAGGAGATGAACGTGGTCAAACACCATTATGGATGCAACTTGGTTACAGTAGTGAGGAAGAATATAATAGAGCTATGGGTAGAGGAATTATGAGTCCTGGAGCGATGCAATCTCAAGGTTTAGATTTGAATAGAATAGCTTATAGATTTATGGCAGATGGTGGTTTCTTGGAGGACACTGATGAAGCAAGACAAGCTTATGGATTAGGTAGCATAGTTAAAAAAGCATTTAAAACAGTTAGAAAACCTTTTAAAGCTGTAACAAAAACTTTAAAAAAAGTTGCAAAGAGTCCTTTAGGTAAAATAGCTTTAGCAGTTGCAGCACCTTATGCATTAGGCCCTGCGGTTGGGGGATCACAATTTTTAGCTGGATTATCGGCTGCACAAAAAGCAGCATTAATATCTGGTGCAACAACAGGTATTACGCAACTTGCATCAGGTGAAGATTTAGATTTAAAAGACATCGCATTATCAGCAGCGATAGGTGGAACAAGTGCAAAAATGTTTCCAGGTAGGGTTCCAGGAAAATACTCTGGTGCACCAGATCCAACAGGTATTGCTGGTAGAGCAAGAGTTGCTAGTGATATAAGTGCTGCGACTCCTGTATTTGGTGCTGGGGATGCTTTAGGTGGTGAAATGTTAACGAGGGGAGCAACACAAGCAAGTTCAATAATTCCAAAAGCAAAACCTATTATTGATTCAGGAACAAAATCAAATTTATTTTCTACAATAACAAAAAGTTTGGGAAAAATTGGTGGTAAAAGTTTTGAGTTTGCAAAAGAAAATCCATTTTTAACAATAGCTGGTGCATCAGGACTAGCTGGTTTATTAGCTGCTAAAGAACAAGAACAAGAAGAACCAAGAGAGCTAGACAGAGGGCCAGGTATAGATATTGCTGCGATTAGAAGAAGACCTTTTGATTATTTAGCACCTAGATTTGGTGGTAGTGAATTTGATTTTTATGGTACTGCTGCCGCTAATGGTGGCAGAATAGGTTATCAAAAAGGATCTAAAGAGCCTGTAGCTAAAAAAGTTATGCCTTTATTAGATATGGGTGGGATGGAAAAAGATTATAGAGCTGAAGGTGGATTTGTCCCTATTGGACGTATGGAAAAAGCGGACGATGTTCCTGCAAGATTATCAAAAAATGAGTTTGTATTTACAGCTGATGCAGTTAGAAATGCAGGCGAAGGAGATGTGGACAAAGGTGCGGAAGTTATGTATAACATGATGAAAAACCTCGAAGCCGGAGGTGAAGTATCTAAAGAATCGCAAGGCTTAAAAGGCGCAAGACGAATGTTTCAAACATCACAAAGATTAGAGGAAGTATTATAATGAGTGTAGCTGAACAAAGAACATTACCCGCAAAATTTGTTGAAGATCTAGGTGTTGATTTAGCAAAACAAATCACGGCACAAACAGGTGTTCCAATTGTAACTACAGGTATTGCAGGTATATCTCAGCAACCAGGAGAAACTGCAGAGGGTTTTAAAGCAAGACAAGATGCAGCTAGAGCATTTACAACAAGACAACAAAGTTTAGCTGGACTTGCACCACAAATTGCAGCAAGAGATCCCTTACAAACTCAAGCACAACAATTAGCGCAAGCTGGAATAGGATCGTTTCAACCATTTGTAACTGCAGCACAACAACAAATAGGTGCAGCAGGAACTACAATTGGAGGTATAGCAACAGGAGCCCCAACCACACAACAAGTGACAGATTTCATGTCACCATTTCAATCCCAAGTAATTGATGCTTCATTAGCAGAATTTGATCGTAATAGAGCTATACAAGAACAACAAATAAGAGATCAACAAGCAAAATTGGGTGTGCTCGGCGCAGGACGAGCGGGCGTACAACTCGCCGAGTTTGGTACGGGGGCGGCAAGAGAACGTGCACTATTACAAGCAGGACTTTTGCAACAAGGTTTTGGTCAGGCACAGGCCGCAAGACAACAGGATATAGCAAATAGATTTAATATCGCCCAAGCACAATCAGGTTTAGGACAACAACAAGCAGGTTTAGCATCATTAGTTCCAGGTTTACAAGGTCAAGATATTTCAACTTTAGGAAGATTAGGAGCACTAAACCAAGCACAAGCACAAGCTCAACTTGATGCACAAAGAGAGGCAGTAAGACAAGCAACATTCCAACCTCAAGAACAGTTAGATAGATTTGCCGGACAAGTTACTGGGTTAATGGGTGGATACCCAGCACAGTTTAGATCTACTGTAACACCTAATCCTACACCGTTACAAACAGCTCTTGGTGTTGGTACAACGTTAGCAGGAATATACGGTTTAACTAGATAATATGAACAGAATATTAAAAAGACCAATGTTTAAAATGGGTGGTTCATCTGGAACTGGTATTACATCAGGACTAGATAAACCAAGACAAATGTATAAAGAAGGAGAAGATGTAACACCTAAGATAGATACTTCTAGATTAATGCCCACTGCATTACCAGGATTTTTAACACAGTTTGGTTTAAATTTATTAGCACAACCTGGTGGACAGAATATATTTCAAACTGCTGCAACTGCAGCTCAAGAACCTTTTAAAACTTTTCAAGCAGCTAAACTTAGAGAAAAAGAAATAGAGGATAAATTTGCTAGAGATTTAGCATTACAATTAGCTAAACCTCAAAAACAAACACTAAGACAAGGTGTTAATAGAAAGACCGGTGAAAGAGGTTTTTTTACAAATGAACAAATATTAAATAATCCAGACATTATACCACCAGATAACAGAATGGGTTTCAAAGTAAACACTAAAACAGGTGTGGTAGAACAAGTACCTTATAGTGAAATTGAACAAAGACAAGAAAAACAAGATAAAGCAACTGCATTAGGAACTCAATATAATATATTAACAAGTTTAGTTGGTGATATGAAAACGAGACTACCAGGGACAGCAACTGGGGTAACTGGAGCAGGTTTTGGTGTCATCGAAGGTTTGTCTGATCAATTAACACAGTTAGGTGAAAGTTTGGGTATTCAAGACGGTTTAATAATTCAAGATGAAGGCGCTATCGATGATTACTTAAAAGATAAAGGTTTTACACAAAAAGCACAAAGTGCTGCCACTATGAAGGCATCTGTAATTAATTTGGGTTATGCTTTAGCAAAAATTGCAGAACCAGATAATCCAAGATTATCAGAGGGTGATATAATAAGACAATTAAACAGAATTAATTTTGGCTCATCCAGAGATGTTTTTTCTGCCTCTTTAAATCAAATATTAAAAGAAGAATTAATTAGAGCAGAAAATGAAATAAAAGGTTTAAAGTTAAAACCAGAGGATTACATAACAAGTTTACAGGGTGAAAAACCAAAAAAAGGTGTAAAAGGTTCACAAACTGATTCAACGACTGTAGATGATGATCCTGCTGGTATAAGAGATTATTTATAGGAGTAAACATGTCTTTAAAAAAACTTAGACAAAAATATCCTGAATACAAAGATATACCAGATTTAAAATTAGCTGAAGCATTTTATAAGAAACATTATTCAGATTTAGATGAATCTGATTATTTTAAAAAGATGTTTCCTGAAATTGCTGCAGAAAGAGCAGAAGATGTTTATACAGATTTTGCATTTCCAGATGATGAATTTGGAGGTGCTTTTGAATCAGAAACTACTTTCAGACCAACCACGTCAGATATTGCAAAACAAGCAAATGTTTCAATAAATGATCCAGCATCTAGTAAAGCTAGGTTTGGTGCATCGTTGGGATATAACCAAGAACAAAAAGCATTAGCTATTAAAAATGTATTATCAAAACAGTTTGATAGAGATATAGATGTTAGAGTTGGTCCTAACACTGGCAAACTAGAATACTTTAATCCGAGAACAGAACAATATGCTTTAGTTGATGCACCAGGTTTTGATATGGGTGATTTTGCAGATTTAGGTGGAGATGCTTTAGTTATAATACCTGACATAGCAGCTAGTGTAGTGGGGACAGTTTATTCTGGAGGTAATTTACCTGCAGGTATAACTGCGGGTGCTTTAGCTGCAGGTGTTGGTGAATATGCTAGACTTAAATTAGGTCAAAAACTTTACGACATAAATCAGGATTTAACAGATGCACAATTATTTAATGAGGCTTTTAAAACAGCGGGTATATCTGCAGGAGCAGGTTTTTTAGGATTAGGTGCAGGTAAATTAATTAAAAGTGCAAATAATGTTATAAAAGGTAGACTTTTTAAATCGGTTGGAGAGGGATTAGAACTAACAAAATCAGGTAGAGTTTTAGAAGCAGATAATGTTGCAAAACAAATAAATCAAAGATTAGATGATGCAGGAACACAATCAAGATTAAAATTTACATTAGCAGAAGCTGCAGATGATAAAGATTTATTAGCTGTGCAATCATCATTTGAAAATGTAAGAAGACTTGGAAAAACAGCAGAGTTCCAAGAGTTTGGAGAAAAACAAGCAGGAGCATTAAATGAATATTTTAAATTATTAAAACAAGAATTTGGAAATACTACAGGCTCTGCTTATGACACAGGTGTAGTTATTAAAGAAGTTTTAGATAGAAGAAATAATGATATTGTAAAAAATATTGTAAACAAACAAAAAGCTAGTGAAGATTTATTAACTAAAAAAATTTTTAAATTACCTGATGGAAGTGAAAAAGTTACAGGTGCTCAATTTAGATCAATTATCGAAGACTTAAGTAAAAGTTATAAGTCTCAAGCTAATTTGGCTGCAAAAGAATTAGATAATGCAGCTGGATTACGAACTATAAATACTGACATAATAGCTAAAAAAATAAATGAATTAACAGATGCTGATAGAAGAATTTTTATTAAAACAATAGGTACTGAAGGTATTCTAAAACCAGATATGATTCAAGAATTAACAAACCCTAAAGGTTTTATTCCTTTAAAAAATGCAAGAGAAACAATATCTGCTTTAGGAAATAAAATAAGAAATCAAGAGCTGGGTTTAGCAGCTGGTGAGTCTGTAGATGTTGGTAGGCTAAAAGCTCTTAAAGGTGCAATAACAGAACAGGTTAAAAAAGATGCAGGTTCTGCATACTTAGACGAATTACAAAAATTCAATGATTTAGTTAGAAGTAACAAAGAATTATTAAATAACGATATAATATCTAAATTAACGAGCATAGATGTAGGAAATGTTTTAAAAATTGCAGATGAAGACATTTTTTTAACAACTTTTAAAAAAGGAGTGGGAAATGGTAAGGCAGCACGAGAGGTTTTTGAAGTTATAAATAAATCTCCAGAAGCTTTAAATGCATACAAAAATTCTATATTTGATTTTTATAAAACAAAAGTTTTTGAAAAAGGTAGACCTAATCTAACTAGACACAATGCATTTTTAAGAGATTATGAAAAACCTTTAAAAGTATTTTTTAACGAAGTTGAATTTAATAAAATAAAAAGAATAGGTGGTTTACAAGCTAATATTGAAAAAACTAATAAATTATTTACAAATGTACAAAAACAATTAGACAGATCTTTTGAAGGCAAACTTTTAAATGCATCACCTCAAGAAATTTTTAATAAGATATATAAACCTGGTAATGTAGGTGAGGTAAAAACTTTAAAAAATATTTTAGTAAAAAACCCAGATGTATACAAAAAATTTCAAAGAGATGTTTTATCTGATTTAAATGAAAGAATTTTTAAAAGATCTGATAAATTAAGTGTAGATAGAGTATTAGATGCTCCTGCTTTTGATAGATATTTAAATGGAGGGGGAGGAGAAAGAGGTTATAAAACTATTTTAAAAGAAGTGTTTGGAGACAAATATGTAAAAGATTTAGAACTTTTAAATAGAGCTGTTCAAATATCAAGTAGAGCTGCACCTACAGCACAACAAGGAGTTGTTGGAAGTGCTTTAACAGATTTAATTAGAGCAAGATTAGGTCAATTTACTTTAGCAGGTAGGTTATTTACTGCAGGTAGAAGAATTTTTCAAGCTGCATCTAATAGAGTAATAGCAAATGCTTTATTAAACCCTGCTGCTTTATCAGATTTAGTCAGATTAAGCACAATGAAAATGAGTAGTAAAGCTGCTGCAGTTATATTAGCTAAATTAGGTGGTAGTGTTTTTATATTACCTGATGATGGAACACCAGTGCCTTCAAGAACACAAAATGATACTGAAATGGAAAGAAAAGATGTGACACAATTAAGAGGTTTATTTAACAGAAATGAACCTAGAATAGATTTATCTATGATTCCACAATCTAATGTGCAAACTACTAATACACCAAATATTAATCCTAATTTATTTGCAAAAGCACCCACAGGTATTATGCAAAATTTAACAAGCACTGAGAGAGCATTACTATCTCCAGAAGAACAAATAATAGCGAGTAGAACATAATGGCGAGAAAATCGGCACTACAAAAAATTGAATCACACGAAAAGCTTTGCAGGATAATGCAGAGGCAGACGTTTGAACAAATAAAAGAAATGAAGGATCGAATAAAAAGGTTAGAGTATTGGATCGTTGGCGGCATGGGAGCCGTATTAATGATTTTACTAACGGATATAGCATGAATCTTACACGGAACTTTTCTTTATTAGAGCTTACCAAAAGCGACACTGCTATCAGGAGGGGAATTGATAATGAACCTAATGCTGATCAAATAGATAAATTAAAATTACTTTGTGAAAATATTCTTCAACCGGTACGTGACCATTTTGGCAGGGTCAAGGTAACAAGCGGTTTCCGAAGCGTAGCATTATGTGAAGCCATTGGCAGCTCAGCAAATTCACAGCATGCCAAAGCTGAGGCGGCAGACTTCGAATGTCCTGGCGTAGACAACGTTGAACTTTTTGATTGGATTAAATCTAACCTTGAACCAGATCAATTGATCCTTGAGTTCTACACTTTTGGCGAACCCAACTCGGGATGGATCCACTGCAGCTGGATACCTGAAGGTAGACGTGCATCGTTCTTACATGCGTTTAAAGAGGGTAGCAGAACAAAATACAAACCAATATTAGGAAAAGCAAAAGAACTTTTTGCTTAAATCCAATCTTTTAATTCTTCACCCATAACTTCAGATGCAATATTAATTTTGTTTCTTAAAGCTTTTACAATTTTTTCATCAACAGTATCCTCTGCAATAATATCTATATAAGTTACATTTTTTTTCTGTCCTATACGGTGTGCACGGTCTTCTGACTGTAAACGCTTCTCTAGGTCATATCCGTTAGAATAATAAATTACAGTGTTTGCAGCTGTTAAAGTTATCCCATAGCCACCCGTAGAAGGCGTTCCAACGATAAACCTACACTTAGGGTCGGACTGAAATTTACGTATGTTATCTTGCCTTTGATCTTGAGGTGTAAGTCCATAATAATCAACAATAGATCCTTTTTTATATTTAGATTCTACGTTTTGTATTATTTGGCGAACATCCATTTGGTAGTTAGCCCATATTATAGCTTTTCCATCTATCTCTTCTAATATGTCCATGAGTTCATTTATTCTGTTACTTGGTATTAGCTGTACTCCACCATCATCAGATGTAAAGTGTCCACATGTAATTTGATGTAATCTCATAAGCTGAGTTAATACGGTCATAGTAGTTGTAACCTTGCCGTTTAATATAGCCATAGCTTCTTTCTTCATTTGATCATAAATATTTCTTTGTTCTTTTGATAGTACAATATGTCTTTTAATCCAATTTTTTGGTGGAAGATCTAAACAATCTTCTTTCAATACTCTATATGAAAAACCTTTCACTTTATCAGACAACTCACTTAGGTTTTGGAATGAATCTACAACTTGAATGGATCTATCCCTTAAATGCATTGTTTTCATTTCGGCATATCTATTACGAAAAGCGTAAAATGATTGAAAGTTCAACAACCACGGATCAAGGAACTCACATTGACTGTATAAATCTAATGGATTTTTAGTGATTGGTGAGCCTGTCATTATTCTTCTATATTTTGCGTGTTTACCTAAATTAATAATATTTTTTGTTCTTTTAGCAGATGGTGTTTTAATGGTTGTAGATTCATCTATAGCCATTAATGTTTTATGTGAATTTAAAAACTTGGTTGCAAAATTTACACCTTTATCAGTAGATAAAGCTTCTACGTTCATTATTATAATATGAAAATCATGACCTATTTCAAATAAACTGTTTAATTTTTCTTTATATTTTTTAGTTATATTAGGTTGCCATAAAACTGTTACATTATTAATATGATTAGGTAAATGTGTTGGAATCTCTTGTTCATACCATGTTTTAACAACACCTTTTGGAGCTATAATTAAAGCACCATCTATCTTACCTTTATCATAAAGCATAGACATATTGTCTATTAACACTTTTGTTTTACCTGTACCCATTTCCATAAAGTATGCATAAGTCTCCTTATTCCATGACTTTTCTAGAGCAGTCAACTGATGCTTGTAGGGTGATGTCTTAAATTTATAGTTCATAACTTTCTATCTTGACATATAATGTAGGACTAGTATATTGTCAACTATGAAAGCAATAAATGAACAGAAGGTCGTTGGTGCAAAGCCTACAGTATATGTAATTCAACATATTGCAGGTACACAAGCCGGCAATCCAAAAATAAATATTATGGGGGCTTCAAGCTATGGTAAATTTAAATTTATACTTCCAGAGTTTTCTCAAATGATATTTTCTCCTGGACCTTTGATTTATAAATTAAGGCAAGGTTTAAAAGATTTTAAAGAAGGAGATCATTTATTACTGACAGGAGATCCAGCGATAATAGGGGTAGCGTGTTCTATTGTTTCTGATATTACTAATGGTAAATATAATTTGCTCAAGTGGGATAAACAAGAAAGAAAATATTATCCTATTGAAATTAATCTATATGAGAAAGGAGAATTAAATGAGCGTTAAACAAAAAATAAAAATGCCTGATTTTGAGGCAGATCAACAAGATGCAATGAAAAAAACAACAAATATACATTCATTAGCGGATCAAGTTGAAAAATTAGAATCTTTAAATAAAAAATTACAAAACCAAGAAGAAAGTATGAAAAGCACAAAAGCAGAAATACAGAAAGTTTCTGGTGATATCATACCAACTATGATGTCTGAAATGGGTTTAGCAGAATTAAAACTTCATGATGGATCACATTTAAAGGTTTCAACGTCGTACAAAGCTCATATAAGTAAAGCTATGGAAGAGACGGCGTATAATTGGCTTCGTACAAATGGGTTAGGGGATATAATCAAAAATGAGATATCCGTGTCCTTTGGCTCTGGCGAGGATAACAAGGCAGCTGATTATGCTGAACTTGCGAAGAGTAATGGGTTTCAACCTACACAAAAAATGAAGGTTGAGCCCATGACTCTGAAAGCGCTAGTCCGTGAGCGTATTGAGGCAGGTAAAGAAATGCCAACGGAAATCTTCGGAATATATTCGGAGAATAAAACAACAATAAAAAGGAACAAATAAACATGAACCAAGTAGCAAATAAAAAAGAAGGCGCATTAGCGACAGTAAATTTTGAAGCTGATGCAAACCAAGGTTCTCAAAATATATCGCAAGATGATCTTGCGTTACCTTTCTTAAAAATTTTGGGACAACTATCTCCAGAGGTAAATCAAAGAGATGGTAAATATGTTGAGGGTGCAGTACCAGGTAAAATAATAAATACCGTTACCAATGCATTGTACGACACTATAAATGTTGTGCCATGTCATTACAAAAGACAATACATAGAGTGGCAAGACAGAGGCACAAGTAATGGTGCACCTGTTGCGATACACGAGGCAGATAGTGACATCATTAGCCAAACCACAAGGGGAAAAGATTATAAAGATCGATTACCTAATGGTAATTATCTTGATAATACTGCTAATCACTTTGTATTAATTTTGGATAAAAATCCAGAGACAGCTTTGATTTCTATGAAATCTACTCAATTAAAAGTAAGTAGAAAATGGAACTCAATGATGATGGGCTTAAGAATGCAAGGTAAAAATGGTTTATTTACACCGCCTACATACAGCCACATTTATAATTTAAAGACTGTGCAAATGTCAAATGACAAAGGAACATGGTTTGGATGGGATGTGTCTAAAGTTGGTCCAGTCACAGAAAGATCAATCTATGATATGGCTAAAAACTTTGCAGTTAGTGTAGGTAAGGGTGAGGTAGAAGCGAAGCATGGTGCAGACGAAGCCATGCCAACAAATTCTACAGGTAACTACTAAAATCCCGGGTAGTGGGCGGTAAAGCGAGAGTGTATACCGCCCACGCATAATTTATGGATGTAGATAAATTTAAAAAAATATTTCAAGGATTAAATAGAGCTCACGGTGTCACTAAAGTTTCAGAAACAAATTCAAACGGTAACAAAATAAAAGGCAAATCTTTTATAATAAGAGAAAATATTACAGATGATCATTGGTTAAATCACTTACAAGGTAAAGAAAGTTTGGGTGTTATACCTATTAATGATGACAATAAATGTAAGTGGGGATGTATTGATATAGACTCATATGCAGGTTTTGATCATAAAAAACTAATTAGTAAAATTAAGTTGTTAAAACTGCCTTTAATAGTTTTTCGATCTAAGTCAGGTGGAGCACATGTTTTCTTGTTTACAATTGATTTTATTTCAGCCTCAGTAATGCAAGACAAATTAAATGAAATAAGATCAGTGTTAGGTTATGGAGGGTCTGAGGTTTTTCCAAAACAAAGAGAATTAAAATCGAAAGATGATACAGGAAATTTTTTAAACTTACCATACTTTAATGGTGATAATACTACAAGATATGCTTTTAAAGATGATGGAGGTGGTGCTACACTAGAAGATTTTTTTGAGTTACAAGAAAGATACAAACAAGAAGATATTAATACAATTGAGATTAAAAGACCTGAAACACCATATTCTGATGGACCTCCATGTATTGAATTAATGGCACAAAATAAAATAGGTGAGGGAGGTAGAAATAATGCGTTATTTCACTACGGCGTTTATGCTAAATCTAAATGGTCAGAAAATTGGAAATCTAAAATAATATTATTTAACGAAAGTGCCATGGAGTATCCCTTATCTGATACGGAAGTTAATATTATTACAAAGCAACATGAAAAAAAAGATTGGGGATATAAATGTAATGAT